GAAATCTCCAAATGTTTTTGTTAGTAATTCTGTCTCAGTAGCAAAAGCACTTATTTTATTAGCACCATCTTTTCCAAGGATATTTTGAACACGATCAAATTCTTTTGAACTTTCGTTCATCGCTTTTCCTACTTCTGTTATTTTATTAGTAAAATCTGTCATCATTCTCATAACAGCAGTAGCAACGATAGATCCAGCAAAACCACCTCCAGGACTTAATGCTTCTCCAATGCCACCACCTAAACCACCAGCTATAGCTCCTTGTATTCCTCCACCAAATAGCAATGGAAAACCACCACCAATTCCTGCACTTTGTATGATTCTATTTCTTCTTTTTGTTGCTGCTATTTGATCTGCATTTGCTGTCCTTTCTTTTGCTTTAGCTAATCTAGCTTCAGCTTCTATTTCTTCTTGTGTTACTCTTATTTTTGCAGCTTTTAAAGTAATACCTTCTTTCATTCTTAGTTCTTCTACTTTTAAAGCTCGGTTTTTTATCTTTTGTTGCCTATTAAATTTATCTTCTACTTTTACAACATTTTTTACAGCCTGATTAAATTCTTTCGTTCCAATAGCAGCTTTATCAAGAGCACTTCTGGCATCTGTAACTGCTTTTGATAAATTTTCAAAATTCCTAACAACAGGCATACCTGCTGTACCTTGCTCTGCCTTTCTATTTATTTCGTTTATGTTTTTTTGTAATTGTGCTGTTTTCTTATTTACTTTGTCTAATTGCTTTGCACCTGCAACGGCTATTTTTATCGAGACATCATAATTAGCCACTGTTCAATAAAAAAATCAAAACATTTACTCTATCTTACCTCTTTCTACCTTTTATAGCACTAGTTCTTTGTGCTTGTTCTTTTTGTTTTTCATATTCCTCATATTCTATTTCCGAATAAGCAGCCCAACCTATCATTTCTTCAACAGTTAAAGTTTGGCATAATTCAGCAACAGTTTTTTTTAATTCTTTTGCTAATCCGAAAATAAATTTCCACTCTTTGTTAGCTTTTTAAATCGGCTTTAGCCTCTGATACCTCCTTATCTTGACCAGCGTTGATCATGGCTAATTGAATTTCCTGTAAAATGTTCGCTTCTACTTCTCTTCTTAAAGAAGCTTTATCTCCATCTTGAAATAATCTATCTCCGTTTTTATCTAACGCTTTGGTAATCATTAAAGCCAAAGCAAAATCATTTACATCATCTGCGTTTGATTTTTTACTTATTGATTCTCTTTCAGCAATGGTAAGTGGATGCCAATAAACACTAAAAATAATTTTTCCGTCTTTAATTACATCATGCTGATATAGTTGGCTTACACCAAAACTATTCTTTAAAAGTTCGATTGCTCTAGTCATAAAATTAATATACCTACTTTAGTATACTAAGCGTTAGCGGTAAATTGGCAAGATATTATACCAACAAAGTGACTCCTATCTTCAATATCTAAAGGAGTAGGACCATTAATATCTCTTACTCTAGGAGTACAACTAAATGTATCAACATAAGTAGAAGTATTAACAGAAGTTAAACCATCAATTACAGATTCACAAACACTAGACAATATTGATGTACCTTTTGACTTAGGAATATATACATTACATTGAATAACACCAGAATAATAATCTGAAGCTGCACCTTGATTTTGTAAAGTTGACTGTGAAAAATCAATAGTCATTAAAATATATTTTTTTGTTTTTCCAGGATTTGTAAAATGGACATTATCGTAAACCATTGAAACCGTAGGATCTGCATCATTTACTGCATCTGTAACTGCCTTTTCAAAAGCTGCTCTTGTATTTACTAAAGTCATAGTTAAAACTCTGTGTAGCTACTACCAGGAGGTGCAGAGCCAAAACCAGTTGTAGCCCCACTTTGAACAAATAGTTTACCTTTTGGTAGTCCTTTATTTGTCATTGTTTCTTTAATTAGTCTACCTAAAGAACCTTGGATAAAAGATTGAACTTTACCTCCTTCTAAAGCATAAATAGCATATTTAGCTTTATTTCCTATGTAAACTGGTCTTTTGTAATTAAATGCTCTTTTAACAGGAAAACGTGGTTTTATGACAGGATTAGTCGGAGCATTACCACTAGTCCCAGCTAAAAATGCCCCTGTAGCTTCTCTTTTTATTTCGGCCCAAGGTTTAAATTTTTCAACACGATCTGTTGCCCTTACTGGACTACTTTGTGCTTTCCAGCTAGATGCAAAAAATCCTGTATAAACTGGACTTCTTTTTTTAGTTGATAACTGTGCATGAACTTTTTTTATTAAAGTATTAAAATCTCTAGATATTTGTTTGTCTAAATCTTTTGGTAAATCACGAAGTGTTCTAGCAACCATTAGAACCTCACTAATAATGTAAACAAATAAGTCTGTCCACCTTTCCTAGTATCTATATCAACTATCTGAGCTAACCTGTTAGAACCAGCAAAATTTAATGTAATTTCATCTTCAAGATCTGGTTGATTATTTCCGATAAGATCAGGTGTAATATATATCTTTGCTTCTCTCATTTCTTGTGCTGTCTCTTCTTCTGATCTAACAAAAGATATTGGTACTTTTAAATCTGAATATGTAGTATCCACAGTAACCTGTTCTCCAGTATCTATGTTATAACTAGAAACACCTTTTTTTGTATATGAAATAGTGTGATCAAAAGATTCACCTAAAGTTGCAACAACACTTTTTGCAACACTTCTAAATAAACTGTCTAGTTGCCCTGCCATTATCCTCTAACTACCCTCATTTGAAAAGTACCTGCTCCACCTAGCATATATGCTCCAAGATAACTTTGTAACCAAGGATATACATCCATAATATTATTTACAGATCCTGTGCCCTGACTTTCAGTGTTGTATTTAACTTGTAAATCTCCTAATTTAACTTCAGAAAAATTACCATCTTTACCAGTTGTACCAGTTATTGCATCAGTATCATTTGCTAAAGCTCTAGCTAATTCATACTGTGCATATTTAATGTTGTTCGGAATAGTTGAACAACTTAACTCAACTCTATCTACCTGATAATTAGTTCTTGGAAACTTCAATGCCTGATCCTCATCACATCTATCTCCTTGAAATACAAAAGTATCAATCCATCTTGTAGCAGCTATCAATGATCTATTTTTTTGGTCATCTGTTTTATTTGTCCAAGTAGAAGAATCTGGTACTGTTTCAAAATAACTATTAGCTTCTGTCAATGTGACATAACTATTAGCAGTTTCACTTTTTATAGTTGCGTTTATAGTAGCTGCCACAATTTATAAAGTAATTTAGTTTTATTGTAGCGTAAAGAAAAAACCCCACCAATAATTGATGAGGTTTTTAAATGGCATGACCACTGCCAATCCAATCTTAAAATAAATTAAGACTTTAGGGCATTAGATAATGGTGTGTTTACAAAAATCTCAACCATAGGAATTTGGTCGATATCATAAGTTACACCGTAATTAGAACCAGTTCTAAGTGCTGAGTTAGAAGGATTGTCAGAAGCTGAAGTCCACTTAGTACCCATAACGTGATACGCAGTATGATAATCAACAGACATAACATCTTGCTTAGATAAGATGTTTCTTTCTGCTTCAATACTTAGCTCAGACTGTTGACCTTCAAGAATTGTTCCTGACTTCATTAAGTAGCAACGGAATTCCTGACGATTACCAGTAGTTGTTGGATCGTTGATGTTTACCTGAGAGTCGATAACAACTGTGCAACCAGCAAATTGACCGATTGATCTGTCAGTAACACCAACACCACCACCACCCCAAGTAATACCAGTACCAGTTGATAAGGCAGAAGTTGAGAATGTTAATAAACCTACTTGGTATAAGTAGTAAGCAACCGCAGGGTGAACTATAAGAAGATCAAGTTCTTCTCCTCTTTCTCCGATAAGAGAACGAGCTTCTGCAACAGTAGCAGCAGTAAGATAGTTTGCTTCAGCAGTAGAACCAGAACCACCAAGTTGCTTTTCTAAACGATGTGCATTTAGAGCAGTATGGAATAAACCAGTAAGAGTTTCAAATAAACGAACAGAGTTCAATTTATTGATTGCATCTGCAAGTTGATTTCTGATGTGACCCATTGGATCTTCACCAGCAGCTAATACAGCTACATCATCAACGGCATAAGCAAAACCTCTATGACAGATAGTTGCAATCTGCGTATCTGTACCGATTTTTTGAGGTGTTAGATAACCAGCACCACTTGTTCCCCAAGTACCTGTACCATCTAAAATTTCTTCAGTTGGTGCGATTGGGTTAAATTCTGGAACCTGTATTCTTGTTCCTCCTGCTGTTGCATCAAGCAAAGCATTACGAACTACAGCACCAGATTGTATAAATAGGCTACGCTCTTTAATAGCTTGAGAAACGTAAGCACTAAAATTATTTCTTTTAACGATGTCCGCTAATAGAACACCGCCAGTATAATTCTGAAACGGAGCAGCCATTGGCTTATTTACAAATTAGTTTTACATTTCCAAGTCACGGACTTGGTAACACTTTTCAAGTCACGGACTTGATAGTAAATTCCTAAATCACGGATTTATAGAAATTACCTTTTTTTAAGTGTTCTGAGCCTCTTGTTTCAGCACGGCTGCCATCTGAGGATCTTGTTCTGATATTAGCATTTGTTGTGTTATATTGCCTGTTTTCCAAGGATTTGGCTGTCCACTTCCTGCATTTGCAACAGGACTTGGTTTTGCTCCCATTCCAGCAGCAGAACTTGGTTTAAAATGATGCTCCCAACCACTGCCGGGGTTTTTAAGACTTGTAAGATAATTTGTTAAATTCTGTTCAACTCCACCATTAAGAACAACAACCTGACCCTCTGCATTTTTTTGTAACTTTCCCTGCAACAACGATAAAGTTTGTTCTGCGTTTATAGCTCCAAGATTACTGATAGCTGCTAATGCTTCAGTTTTAGTGCTTGCAGCTTCATTGGAATTTTTTAAATCTTGTATTTGTTGTTTTAAAGCATTTACTTCATTTTGCATTTCCTGATTAGTTTTATTTGCTTCTTCCCATAAAGGTTTATACATTCCTTGATCTTCTAATGCTTTATTTCTATCGTCATAATATTGACCTATTTTACTCTTAGCATTTTTAAACTTCTGTTCTGTTTCTTCAGCAAGTTTACTTTTTTGTTGAGCTAATGCTTCTGCCTTTGCAGCACGTTCATTTGCTTCCTGTAACTGTTTAGCTAAATCATTTACAGGTGGAGTTGACGTAGTAACTTCTGGTGTAGGAGTTTCTGATGTCTGTTCAATTACTTTTTCTTCAATTGCCATTTTTTATTAAGATGATTAATTAAGTTTTTCTTTAAGTTCTTTTATTAGAACTTTTTTAGTATGTCTTTTGTCTAGTTCAATACCAATAGTACGACCAAACTCTTCCAATTGTTTTTTTGTCATACTATCAAAATTATTAGTTTTTTCAACTGCTGGTTTTTTTGTAGTTACATCTTTAATTTTTGTTTCTACAACTGGAGCAGGACAAGCAGTAATAGGATCATCACCCATCATTTGATCATGTGTTGGTTCAACAAGTTCCCACTTGTAAGTACCATCGGGTTGAAGAACTTTATCTAACGATTTAGCCATAAGCTTAGTTCATTTATTTCTATAATAGTATACTAACTTGATTCTGTCTGATTGGCACTAGGAAGCACTTCACCTTGTACTAAAATATCTCTAAACTCCTCTCTATCAATAACCTGTTGATCGAATAATGATGTTAATGCTGTTATATCCTGCCCAATTAATCTTTCAATATCAAAATCTCTACTAATTTTTACTTCTGGCGGTTCAATACCTACATACTCAGCAGAAAAGTTAAAACATTTTTGAAGTTTTTGTTCTAACTCCATAGAAACCATAGCAAGCATTGAATTTGTATCAACACGATCTAATCTTCTAGCATCAGCAGACTCAGCTACGAATTTTTGTTGTGACAAAGTGCTTATACCAAGAGTAGCCATTTGCATCTGTAATTCTTTTATTTCGGCAGATTGAGCATCAAAAGCACTAGAAGCTGGTTCAACATAATAAATTTTATTACCAGGCTGTGTTGCCATTGCATAATTAACAGATATAGCAAGGTCTTTAGTCTGATCATCATATCCTTCCATTACTAGCATTGGTTGAGATGCAACGTGCAAACTATGTATTAAATCAGCTTGTCTTTGAAAATGTGCAAGATTTAAATAAGCAATATCAAGTAAAGGTGGCTTACTTACTAAGTTTTCAGTTTTGCCAGAATAAATTGTAACTAAGGGTATTTCACCAAGAGAAAAGCTACCAGATTCAGCTAATTTATAATCTTCACCAGTTGTTCCTGTACTGAACTCACCCATATAAGAATTATCATCAACATCATACATTGCATCAACTTGATCTTTTTTACGAAAAACTCTATAACTACCGGGTTCTATCACTCTTACCTGATCATAAACTTTTTCACCAAAATCTCCATCAGGTAATACAGCTTTTTCTGCAATTCTTGCTTCCT